CAGGCCCACGGGGAATGGCTCGTATTCATCATTAACGAACACCTTGGTCAGATCCTCTTGCTGGCCTTCCCAGTTGCGCTGGATGCACTGTGACGGCAGATAGAACCGTCCCTGCTCGCAGTCCGGTATCAACCTGCGTATCCGGTCCTCTTTCTTCATCGTGCCGCCCAGGGGGATGATCCTAAAGCGGTAATTCTGCTGCGCCTGGACGGTCTCTATGTGCTCGATATCGCTGTCCTTGCCGTATTTTTCGTATCCAACGGCTATGGGGCTGTACTCACGATGCAGGTACATGAGCATCCTGGCCCGCTCGGTAAGGTTCATCCTGTCCCGGACCATGGTGATCACATAAGTGTTTTTGTCCGGCCCCAGGCCCAGGACTGCCATGGCTGTATAGTCGGAGGTTTTCTTTTTCTCTGAGGCAGGATCACAAAGCAGGTAGAGATTCAGATTGGAAAAGTGCTGGGCTTTCCAGTAGTTCAGCCACTCCACTTTGAACCCCTGAGCTTCATCAGCTATTGGGTTCTGGAGTATCTGGCATGAAAATGTGTAACTGCCCATGCTGCGCCTCTTTTTGGCCATGAACTCTGGAGTCCATAGCACTGGATCTCCATCAACTGTTCCGTCTGCTGTGCCTGGATACAAACGGACCTTGGCTACCTTGCGATCCATAATCGTCTTATATGGATCATTAAAATGGTACCTGGTGCCTGCATAGCGCTCCAGATCCACCTTTGGCGCGTATCTCTTGGTCGGTTGCGCGCTCCCCAGGTTCAGTGACAACTCCCAGTTTTCTGTTGCTTTCTGAATCATCTCTGGGTTTGTGACGTGCTTTTCGGTGATAACATCGTCATACACGCGCAGCTTAAAATGCCGTCCTGTCGGCATTGAATCTGTCAGGCCATGCCCTTCGATCGTGGCCTCTTTTGGATTCCCTTCTCGCTTTACGATGAGTCCTTCATCCAGGCTCCACCTTGGGGCCTCTGAGTATGGCTTGTCATACAGGATGTCAGGGAAACACAGCTTGAGGTCTTCATTTTCCGACAACTCCGCTCTGATTTGGTACAGAAACTTTTTTGAGTTTGGCCTGGTTACAGAGAATAGACCTATGGTTATCTCTGGATCCCACAAAATGTCCTGGATAGTCAGGCCGTAAGTGATAATGGTGCTCTTGTAGTGCTCTCTGGACCACAAATCCAGATAGCCGTTGGGGTTTGCCTGAACCTCCATACACCTATCAAAGAGCCAATCTTTCTTGAGGTCATCGCGACCACAGATGTATGCCAAGAGGAAATAGAGATCATTCAGGATCAGAGGCCGCGCTGAGGCAATATAATTTTTCCTGTCGTCTTTGGCCTTCGTGTCCTGGAATAGCTCAAAATAAAGCTTTTCTCTGCGCTTACGATTGCTGGTCATCGTCGTCTTTATACTGTTCGTTATCGCCCAAGATAGCTGACAGCACTGATTCCTGTTTTGGGGTCAGGTCAACTTTATGTTCGTGGTTGTGCTGCATGGGCTCTCCGTCCTTGCCGGAAACCTCTACCTGCTTCACATTTCGCCACCGGTCTGGCTGGCGATTGTTGAGCCAATAGATGCAAGCGGTTGTGTCAGGGGGGACCTGCTTTGTGACCTTCTTGGTGGTCACAAGTTTGGTCTCGCCTGTTTCGGGGTCAGTCCTGGCCTCTTTGGTGGTCTCAGTAAACTTGTATCCCCTGGCCCTTACGCCCAGGGACTTCTCGATTTCCGCATTGTCCCATTCTTCCCGGCCTTTTTTTATGGAGGCTAAAAATTCATCATGATCCCGTTTCCAATTTGTGATCGTAGCTTTTGACACCCCAAACAATTTAGCCAGCTTGAGATCAGACGCCCCCATCTCTGCGCATGCCACGTAGGCTTGCTCGGCATACTTGGGATCATACTGGGTTGGGCGTCCTGCGGGCATAACTCACCTATCCTTCTTGCGCTTTGGCATCGTCCAGCTCCACCAAATCCTCGATCAATCCCCGCACAGCTCCACGCACGTATTCCTCCAAGCCCTCTTGTGTGAATCCCAACTTGCTCAAAACCTTGGGGGCCATGGTATCCAACTTACTCAGCACGTACTCAACGTATTTATTCTCCACCGCTTGCGGTACGTACTCTTTAAGCTCATCTCTGATTCTGGATTTGATCGGGGGGAAAATATTGGACCACAGCATCCGGTCAAGCTGGTCCATGAGGATGTCGATGGATGTAGAGTCTGATTTGTCGGCGACTTTTTTAAGTACCCAGGACAACGCACCACCCACGGCGGCAACAACGATAGATGAAACAACAGAAAACAGATCCATAACTCCCCCTGTGTAGGTCTTTTGGTCTTTTAATTTTGCCACCTCCATACCACAGGGGTTTTGCCCGGGTCGGCCTGGGGTAGGTCAGGGATAGGTCAGGGAGGGGTCTGGGAGGGGGTTGACGGGGTTTTGCGAAATGGGCGGTTTTTAGAGAGATATAAAAAACTTTAAAAAAATTCGATTTGGGGGTTGACGGGATTGATTATCTTGATTATCTTTATAGCCAATAGGCAATAACAACCCAAAACCCAGGGGGGACAAACATGAAACATTACGCAATTCCAACCCCTTACGGATGGGCCACCAGGTCAACAGGGACAACTTACTCCCATGTGTCAATCCGGGACAAGGAGGGGAACGGCAAGCCATGCATGTGCTTTCACAAAAGCAGGAAGGCAGCACATAGCGGAAACGGGCTGAATGTATTTGGCGTCGTAGAGATTGATCCCCAGGAGCACCTGGTATCAGCCAAGCGTATCAAGGAAATCAAGGCAAATGAGAATTGTCTGACCATGTAGCAACCAACCCCGGGGGCTTCGGCCCCCACAACCACCACAGCAGGGGGAGATTATATGGCATGGACACAAGTACAATGGGCATGCGGTCACAATGGGGCAATCCAGCTGTACGGCAAAAACAGCCAACGCGACGCCAGGGTAACCAGTGAGTCTGGCCGTAAGTGCATGGCCTGCTGGCTAATTGAGCAATGGGAAAGAGATGTTGATCCCCGAGCACAGCGTGAGGATCGCTATATCCTCGCCGAAGCGATTCGGTGTGCGATTAGAAAACTCAGTGGATATGAATAACGCTCAGAATTTGAAAAACCAGCCCCTCATGCCGTAATGAGGGGTAAAATCAAACAAGAGGATCACCATGGCAAAAGTCAGTGACGAGCTAAAACAAAAAATGATAGATGCTATTCGATCTGAAGATTTATGTATCCAAGACAGGCTCACAGGCAAATATTATGTGATGTTTAATGAAATTGTGCTTAGTGTTGGTGGACGTGAGGTACATCTAAAAAAAGACGGGACGCACGTAAGCACAATAGATTTGGGGCAAATTCCAGAAGAAAGTGAAACTATATCCTTGAGAGGAATAATGGGCTTTGCAGAATTTAGTATGTAAGAAAAGGTTACACCCCCAAAGCCCTTGTCACCCCGGCAGGGGCTTTTTATTTCCCCTTACCCTGCTCCTGCCACCACTTTTCCACTTCAGCGCGGCTTGCACGGTAAGGTCCGTCTTCGCAGCGTCTGGCAGGAAATCCCCTGGTCCGAATCCATTTCTTTACCGTTTTTTGCCCAGCTCCTACGGACTGGGCAATTTCCTTGAGCCCCACCAGGAGTATTCGGTGTTGCTGCTCACCACTGCTACCCATTGGCACCTCCGGAGGGCATGTCGCTTGGAGTCGGGTCATGCCACTGCTGGCGCATAGCCAGGAACTCAAAGGCTTCGTCTTCTTTCATGCGCTGACAGTCACACTCTTTGAAGTCAGTCAACTCCCCGCAGTGCGGACACACATTGGCATTGGGTACTGGCCGCCTGAGCGGAGTTTGCCAATCGTGGGCAAGGGGGGCATTCCTTTTATGTAAATGGTGTAATCCCTTTGGCCTATAATGCCCTTTGCTGCTGACACAATAACGTTCGCATACCCAAATATCTCCATCTTCCATCTGAATTGCGTATATTTCTTCAGCAAACGCTTCATCCCAGTCCACCAGATCAGCAAGGCTTGGCTGTTTGGCTTGCTGCTTTTCAAGCTCAGCAAGTTGTATTCTAAGTTTCTCTAGCCATTCACTATCTTTTTTACGTATTTGTTTTAATGATAGTGAGTCAGGTGCTGCTTGATCTCGATCAGGACAACAATTTGGGGGTTCATACACCGGGTTGCCCTCCAAGCTCTCCCCGGTCGTATCGTCAATGTCGGGGTCGTCGTCATCCCGATACCAGTTTTTAGCAGCTGCCCTCAAAAATAGCTCGTCTGTCTCGTCTTGGTCCTCATCCTCGTACATATCCCCGGCAATCCCTAGGTATCCAGCCGCGTCAACGAGGTTGTCCTTTTTGTGTTGAAAGTTCTCACGGGCAATTTTGAATAAGGTCATTAAGAACGCTACGTCATCATCTCGAATAAACTCTTCAAAAAGCACGTCCTGCAATTCAATCCCTCTTTCCTGGGACATCCTAAGAAGCGCATTACGAATGTAAACTTCCCAATATTCTGCTATCAGTGCAAAGCTGTCTTCCGGCGCCCCGTACTGGTCCTGCCGCTCCCCATTGATCACATTCAGCGCATCGCGTAGGACTTGGCCTCTATCTGTCATCCCTCCACCTCCTTTACAAACTGCCCATTAACCATTTCGCCCTTGCGGTCCTTGATTTCGTTCCAGGCAGTCTCACCGCACTCAATCAAATCAACCCCATTCATTTCTGCCTGGACAATTAGTGTAACCAAGGTATCTCCAAGGGCATCAACAAGCTTATCCCTGTCGCCTTCCTCTATCGCATCTTTGATCTCTTGCGCCTCTTCCAATGTTTTTTCAGCCTGAGCTATCGTTGTGCCCTGGCTAAATATTCCATGCTTACTTGCCCATAAACAAACAAGGGTCTCTAGCATATCAAAATCCATCATCTGCCATCATCCTCCAGTAATCGTTGCTGTATTCTACTTTGCTCCACAACCGCCAACCGCAGCTCATGCACCTCTTGCCGTAACTCCGTCATTGCCTTGTGAACCTCCGCCAACATAACCTCATTCGGCTGACTGAAATCTTCCGGCTTAAATATCGGCTCATCAACCCCTACCTCGCCCTGGCCGCATCCCTTGAGCATGTTCACCTCTGTTTATGTCGTGTTTATGTTTTATAAACATTTTTGTTTATTTTTATTAACACCTGACTAAACATATTCCTCAACATGCCATTGCTTCT